CAGACTCGTCAATGTTTTCGTATGCCTCGTCTCGAAGCTCGTCTCTGGCTTCATCTTCATATTCGTCGTCGTCGCGCAATTCTTCTTCGTTGTCTTCGTCCTTCTGTTTGAGTTCGGCTGCACGCTCTTCAATATTGTCAGAAATATACTCGTCAATGAGTTCTGTCTGCTGCTCGCTCAACCAATTATCATAGTCATCCTGCAAATCGGACAGTCTTCTGCGTTGATAGTGCCCAAAAAAGTTTGAAATATCGTCTGTATCATCGCCGTTAATATATAACTCTTCTCGCTCAAGCTCGTCATCGCCATAGTCAAATCCAGTGGCGATGACTTCGGCCTCAAATCCGAATCTCATTTGTTGCGCCATAGGGGATTTGAAGAATGCCTCAAGGTCTGATGGTGACTGTGGTGCTTCCACGATTGGAGTTTGTGTAGGCTGCTTAAAAAACTTCTTAAAGTTCATATCGGTTCCCAATAGTTTTGTGTAGAGATTAACTATTTATGGTATTTGATTCTGTTTCCTTTCTGGGTACAATTGTAGCAAAATCGGAAACATTTCTTGTAGCTTTTGGTCTTTCACTGCAATCAAGATTCTCGCCTCTTCTTCGCACAACCCCTCACACATGTCAACGAATAGCTGTTCTCGTTTGACTCTCTTTAGCGTTGGATGTCCTGCCTTGGTGAAGATGTAAAACCTTCTGCCTTCTTGCATTAGGTTTGTTTCGCACATAAACAAAGACCTACCTTCAGGAAATCCTTCTGGTAGGTCGAATGGTTTTTCTTCTGAGAAGTTGAAGTCGATCAGTGCTTGAAGAACCTTGTTACTTGCTATCAGACTTTTTGGGTCTTCCGCGCCGCTTAGGCTGTTCAACAGGTTGGCTATCTTCACTCTTTACCTCTTCCACAGGTTTGACAGTTTCTTCAACAACTTCTTCACTTTTGGTTTCTTCGGTCTTTGCAACCTCGGGTTCTGCTGGCTCTGCGATCTTGAATAGGACATTGTAGAACTTGCGATCCAACCACGGATACAGTTCGGTTAGGGCGTGGTCCTTCGCAAATACCAATACTTCTGCCTCACTGAAATGTAGACATTCGATGAAGTTCATAAAAATTGTTTCTCTGCGCTCTTGGTCGAGTGTGGCATATGGGCCAAACTTGCGAAAGATTTGCAGCTTCTTGCGGTCCTTGATTAGCTCGGTAATCGACAAGCCTGCGGGGGTGGTCGAGTCAAGCTTGAATTTTTCTGGGTAGCTGGCGGACAGATTAAATTCCCACTCAGGATCGTAACAAACTTTTAGAATGTCAACGATTGCCAAGTTTTCGGTTGCTGCTGCTTTGATTGCAGAGACCTTATCTTCGGCGACAGAAACTTCGGCTAGAAGTTCGGATACTAGTTTACGCATATTTGTACCTCACAGTTAAAACTCATCAACACGGGAAAACAAAACGTTCAGCCGGTTTTTGATTAGATAGTTGAAAACTTTGGTTTTGCTTCCCTTCACTTCGTATTCGAGATAGTTCTTAAGAATCTCGTCTTGAATGTTCTGGGGAATGTAATCAAAGTCGATTAGCTGTCTATTTAGGCGCATGCGTTCCTGTTGCTCTTTTGGCAACCACGAGTGGTCAGAGTTCTCCAAAAGGGGCTTCAATAGAAGATCGGTTGAAACCGACTTCTGCCTGATCTTCTTGACCAGACTGTCGGGTGGCGACATGATGTTGCAAATGCCGTCACCCGGATCACCCTTGATGATCTTGGTGAGTAGCTTCTCGTGAACTTCCTTGAGGGACTTTGTGGTGATGATCTTTCCGTCACGTGGAGAATACTGGTCAACGTTGTCATACTTGTGTAGTTGGGCGAAGTCTCCGTCTCCCGACACAATCAGAAATGGCTCAGGAACCTCCAGAATGCCCTCCCTTGCCTTCTTGTGCTCGTGGACATATCGACATATCACCGCGACCACATCGTCGGCCTCAGCGCCCTCTGCCTCGATCACCTTGTAGGTGAAGTTCTCGATGAGTTCTTCCTTCAGGGTAGAAATTGAATCAAAAACGAACGTCCAGTCAATCTTGGACTTTTCTCGTGATTCCTTTCTGGTCCCTTTGTAGTAGGGGTTAACAACCCTTCTCCAATAGGTTGAACTCTTGTTGTCGATGGCAAACACAATCTCATCGCCAAACTTTTGTTTGAACTTCTGGCGGATGCTCAGGAGGTTCATGAGCACCACATGTCGGATGAGTGGCAGGTTATCCTGTTTGCCATCGAGGTCAGAGTCTTTGAGGTTTGCTGTGATTACAGTAATTGCGAATTGTGAAAAGTCAATTCCGATCATTTGATAAGTTCTCCATTGTGGTTTTCCGGTTTAATTTCAAATTACATGTTAACAGGAAAACCGGGACCCAGTCAAAGAAAAAGCCCGCTTGTGGCGGGCTTAATCGTTGGCCTTCGGATGTGTTACATCGAGGCCAGTTTGCTAAAGTAAGCCGAGTCGTCATCGTCGTCATCATCCGACATTGTCACGATTGGCTTTCGCTCTTGCTTTGGGGTCACAGGGAAATCCTCTTCGAACGTCGTGGGGACTCCACTGGTAACTTTCGCCTCTTCGGCAACAACCTGATTTGCGACGGTTGGGGCGGTGGCTGCTGCAAGGTCGCTCACTCCGCTGGATTGTTGGGTTGCCCCAAGAACATATTCCAGTCGCTTCTTGAGGTCGTCATAACTCTTGTAGTTCTTTGGATCAACCAGATACTGGAGATCGTGGGCTTGAGCCATAATTGCCTCTGCTTCGGCCTTGTTCTTCACGACAGGTGAAGGACTATCCCACTCAGAACTGTCGTAGTTTGGTTGTGGCTTTTGACCTGCAACAGCGATCTTCTTCATGCGAAGTTTGAAGTTGCAACCTTCAACAAGATCGAAGATGTTTACTGGCGCGTCAAGGTCATTACCCTGAACCTTCTCGGCGAGCTTATCAAAAATCTTCTTGCCGAAACGATACTTGAATACCTTGCCGTTCTTTTCTGGATGCTTGGGGTCGTTGACCACAAGAATGTTTGCTACGTAATTCAGAGTGCGCCGTTGGCGGCGGGCCTGATTCTTCGCTTCTTCGGTTCCGACTTCATTCCAAAGAATTCCGTTGAATTCCATCACCGGACTTTCAAGGCCGATCGATGAAGGGCAGTTCTCGATGAACCAGCGCTTGTTGGCTGGGTTCTGGAAAGAGTACGACCAGTATTTGACGAATGGTAGCTGGTCTTCGCTGCGCGATGGTAGGAAGCGGATGACTGCTGCGGCATTGCCTGCTGCGTCTGGGTCTAGCTTGTAAAACGTGTCATCAGTGTAATCCTTCTTACCAGAGGTTTCTTTTTGAACGGCTGCTAGAAGGTGAGCGAATGCTGATGTGTTTGCCATATTGTAATTCCTTTATGTGTTGTGTGTGTTGTATATTTTAGTGTGAGGTATCTTTGTATAGAAACTCATAATCAAGATAATCTTCGTCGTCTTCGAAGCACTTCGTGTAACTTTCATCGAGGACATGGGTATTTAGGATGCGTGTTGACTTGCCTTTTCCGGCCACCTTTCGGGTGCGACCGTCATAGTCATCGAATCGCGACTCTCTTTGCTTTGCCATAAACTTAGACATGATTCTCAGGCTGCTCCTGATTAAACTTCGAATTGATTATTTGTGTTAAAGTATCTTTGTCAAAGGATACAAACGTTCTGTACTTGCAAAGAACTAGACCAACAGAATCCCAGACAGTGTCTCGGACGATGGTCGAATTCCAATTATCTAAGAAGCGGAAGTGAGAGTCAAGAATTACTAGAGTCTCGGCTGATATGTTCTTTGCTAGGTACTCTTTCAAAAGAATCGGGGTTTGGCCCTGAGTTCTAATGATACTATTGAAATCGGTGTAAGGCAAATCTAAAATCTCCTGCCTCACCAAACGATTTTTGTGGGTCTTCCTTCGCAACCAATCTGAATAGATTCGATCAGATTTGAGCGGGTCGTAAAGAAATTCTGGGAATTGCGCAACAAAGTTAGCCACATAATAGTGACCGACAGACTCCCCGTACTTGTTTGAGATTGCTTCGAACCTCATGCAATCATTTCTTCTCACGAAGGATTCTTGTGTTGCGCTGGACTTTAATTTGTATTTGATCGCATCATAGTGCCACGTAGTGAAGTGGTTTTTTAGTGCGATGTAATACTTATATGCTTTGTAAGCATTCATGGTGTGTTACAGTTGAAGATCGAGCGCCAGAATCTCTTCGTTTGTTACGTCAAACTTTTCTACAGACTCTCCGCCGTTGATCAACTCAAACAACTCCAGTGCGCTGTTAACGTCCAAATCGTGGCCCCGGAAACGAATCACGCCGTCAATCCGGATAATTACCCAGTCGCCATCGCCTAAGGCGCTATTGCTGTATACTTCAATCTTCTTGGTCATCATCACTCTCGAATGCAAAATCCAAAGTAGACTTCTTCGGAAGGTAGTTGCATAGAATCGCCTCCATTTCAATCTTCTTTTTTAAATTGTTGTTGATGTATCGGACAGTGTCTTCTGGGTCTAGGCCGTTCTCTTCACAATATTCGATGATTGCTTCGATATAGGTATAGTCCGAATCGTACACCATCTTATCTATAAGCGCTTCAAACTTTGTTGCGGTCAGAAAGCGGTCAGTTGGTTCGGTCATTTGTTCTAGCATTCTTCTTTGGTTTCCAATATTCCATGTTTACGAGAACCGGGCGAGTCTTCTTCTCGTCGGCATATGCGATGCAGTATTTTTGTTCGTCAATTTCTTTTGCGCACACATACTCATCACAATACAAAACCCGATCATCGTTCAGTGTGTTTTTTAAAATCATCTTCTACTTCCCAGTTAGTTATAACCCGACCTGTGCGGGCCTGAACGTCAGAGTGCAATTTTCGAATAAGGCCGGAGGCATCACCGGCTTGGATCAATTCATAGTATGCCAGATAGTCGGCATCATGTTCCAATTTAAATTCTGCTAGCAGCCTTTGTAGTTGTGCTGACCATTCGGCGTCCGCCGCTGCCTCTGCGGATTCAAACCCCGAGTCATAGCCGCTTTCGTATGCTTCATATGTATAAGGGTCCAAAACCGGACTATAAGGATTTCCTGTGACGTTGCCCATATTTAATTATTCTCCAATTTAAATTAAATCGATTGATAGAGAAGAGAATACCTTTTGCATGCTTTTAAACAAATACTTCTCGTAATCGCTGAACCTCATCCACATGAACTCCGAGAGTTCTGGGAGTTCTCGCCCATCCTTTGTTTTGAATGTTGATTCACAAACCAGCTTGTCAACATCGATGGCAGATGAGGGGACAAAGGTTGCGTACAGCACAAGGTCTTTGTACTGAGAATACGCGAACTTGCCCAGAAAGGTCAAATCTTTTTCTGTGAATTCTAAGCCGGTCTCTTCCTTGCATTCGCGAATGGCTGCATCGATGTGGCGCTCGCCCTCTTCCATCTGTCCCTTAGGGATGTCATACTTTCCATTTCCAGTTGACATGCCAACAAGAACCTTCATGCTGAATGGGCTCTCACCGCTCAGCACCAAAATTCCGCAACTAACAGGTTTAGACATATTAATTTCCAGTTTTCTTCATGCTAGGACCATACAGAGAAAGGCTTTCTCCGTTCGCGCACTCTACTGTATAAAACTTTTCAAGCTCGTAACCCGCAATGAATAGTTGTGGTGCAAGCAGTTCGTACACGCCACCCTTAGATTCACACAAGGATACCGCTCGATTTACAGTGTTTCCTGATATTTCGGGAGAGCAAGCAGAAACGCCAAGAAGGATGGCGACAGAAATAATAAGCTTATTCATTTAAAGTTCCTCGAAAGTATTAGCGACATTCTTGTCAAGTCGGATGCCTTGGTAGATTGGCAGGAACAGAGAATAACCACCAGACCTGTCTTGGATAATCTCGTTGTACTTGACTCCGATGATGCTGCCAACCAACCATTCCTTCTTTCGTTGAGAGTCTGAGAATCCAGAACCCACATTTGTTTTTAGCTTTCCACACTCGGTGGCGCATGTCAAGGCACCCAACATCCCAGCATACTTTCCTTCACCTTCGACAACCCCGACAACCCGAAGTTCACACACCTTTTCAGCCT